GCCATTAACTATTCTCCTTACAAGCCAACAGCATTAGTGGCGCTACTATATCCGACATTAAATCGGACAAGCACGTCAGGAAACGCATCGGTCATGGGTGAAACGGCAGACACAATTCTAAATGCCGCAGTTGTTTGTACAACCGTTGCATCCATCGCGCTAGTAGAGTTACCAGTTTGGGTAGAACCCGTATTGGTAGACTGAGCAGCAGCGAAGAACGTATTAGCGCCAAAGTCAGCTTGAGCGGCAGCGCCGTCCAGTTGAACTTGAAACAGTACATTTGGATCGTCTACAACGTATGCTTTGACAACGCCAGTAGTGCCAGACGGGTAGTATTGACCAAAGATCACTTGACCTTGGGCGTTTACATACTCACATCCAACAAATACACCGACAGCGCCTGTAAAGGTGTTAGCTACAGGAAATGCTTGGTTACCAGCATTAGCGCCAGTTCCGGTGACAAGGGCAACGTAGCCATCGGCTCCGATAAATACAGCCTGACCGTAGAAGATATTAGTACCTTCACCGGCAGGGTCAATCAAGTACTGAGTAGTAGCACCTGCATAGGGCAGACCATCAGCACGTTTTACGGGACGTAGCCCGTATGGTGCGGCAGTTAAAGCCATTAGAAATTCCTCAAATAAGTTTAAGATCCTTTACCAAAAGTAACCTTTGTTTTTCGCTCATTGAATAGCGGCATACGCGGGTCGTTCTCTCGCATGAGGCTGTTGTCTACGGAAGTTATCTGAGCATCAGTTTGCTGCTCGTAATATTCGTTCCGTTCTGTTGACAACTCTTTTGGAGCTTTGCATAGCATAAGACCACCAATCACAATATTGTCTTTGAACCGTTCGTTCTCAACGGTGACCATTGTAATTTCTGGATGATCATCTGCCTTTACAGGCTCCCAGCCTTCACGGAGTTTGGACGAAACATTAGTAGCGTCAACGGTTCCTTGAGTGCTCACACGAACCCACTTAAAGTTATATCCATCTTCTGGCTCTGGTGAGGGTAATACTTCTGGCCTCTGCCATGCCTTCTTATGGGTAGTCTTTTCCCGAGTTGTCTGTTCACGATCAATTCTATTTTGAGCCATTATTGTTTCCTCATGTCTATAGCAACCTGTTCGGCGTATTGTTTTGGTGTAAGTCCAAGTCTTCTAGAAACAGCTATTTGCGATTGCGTTAACCTAATCTTTCTAGGCGCTGTGCTCCGCGTTGCGGGAGCAACCACATTTGTTTGTCTCTTAGGTTTCTCAACTTCTACCTCAACGTCCTCAAACTCGTTGGGGAATATCTGTCGCATACGAGTATCAATTCGCTCGTAGTATTCATCGGTCTGGGGGTTAGCCCCCTCTTTGACAAGTTTATTATGCAACCCCAGCGCAAAACTTGTCATTTCGTCGTCTTGTCCGAACCACGTGTTGGACGCTGCCCAATCGTTCGCTCGTGCATCTACAATAGGTGCTGGGGTGAAGTTTTCTTGTGTTCCTTCCGTTTTTACAGGAGTTTCTTGAGATTGTAAAGCCTCTGGCTGAAGATCATCTAACTTGTCTGCTTTAAACTTAGCATTAGTCATTTTCTCCTGCGCTTCAACTAATTTATCAGAGTCACCTTCTTCGTAGGCCGCTTTATACGCACGTTTCGCTAGGATCATCTCCCCCGCTGCGGTGCGTTTAGCCTGTTCTAGGAGGGCTTCTTGGTTTCTGCCCACCGTTCCTTTAAGGTCTTTATTCTCTGCGATAAGCTGCTGCGCCACCTGCTCAAGCTCTGTACGCTCTCTTTCAGCAGATTCTTTAGCTCGACGCTCATCGTGGTAACCCTTACTAAAATGTTTAATCCGCTTACGAACTTTGTCACTATAGTCCTCAAGCTCTTCGTCAGTGATATCCTCTGGAGGTTCAGTCGCCTTACGCCCTCGATCAGCTTGCGGCGTATCGTCAACCACTTCAATTTCAACTTCTCCGCTGTCGTCATCACCCAAGTCTTCATCTTCTGTTTCACGTGGAACCTCCTCTGGTTCATCGAATGGACTAGTGGCACTAGACCCTTCTATCTCGATCTCCATGCTAATTTCCTCGTCTTCAGGAAACTCAAATTCTACTTTTTCAAATCCCATGACTATCTCCTATGCGCGGGTTATGCCGTGTGGATCAGCTACAATAGCTTCTATAGAATCGTCGTTCATTAAACGATACTCTACCCCACCAACTCTAAACCTTGTACCCGTGTTCATACGGAACATTACATAATCACCAGCCTTACACCACGGGCCAGTTGGAAACCGTTCCTCATCAGAATAGGCTTGCTCGCCCATATCTAACACCAAGCCTATTATTGACATAATATGCTCTTGGCTTTTAGTTGTAGTAGATTTAATAAGTCCGGTATCCCCGTACGTTTCTTCTACTTGCGGTAGTGCTACAAGCACCCTATACCCTACAGGTGTTGGTAGCTGCGCCTCAACTTCTTCTGCGGTTAGCTCTATTACTTTCTCAGTCATCGTCATCATCGTTATCCATATTACGCGAAAGGTCTTCTACATAGTTAATACAGGCTTCGAGACCCCGAATCGTTCCTGTAACTTCTTTGTAAGAGGCGAAGTCTTTAGCTCCTCCTGATCCAAGGAATTGTAGTGCAGAGGATTTATCATCCTCGAACTTATCTTTCAGCACGTCTAAGACGGTTTTAGCCATTATTCACTCTTCTCTTGCTGATCCATGATCTTTAGTAGTTCTAGATTGAGCTTGTCTTGAGCTTGTGTTGTTTGAGTCGCAACTCTTAACCCTTCTTTCTGGGCATCAAGCTCTAGTTCTTGGGTAGCTAACCCCAATTTCTTCGTGTTAATTGCGGATTCGATGGCTTCTTTCTGAGCAATACGGTCTTGTTCAGCCGTTCGTATCTGCAAATCTCCCGCATCTTTCGCGGCTTTACGTTGTACTTCTTGCTCTTTGATCGCCACTTCCTTCTGCTGTAACTGGAATACAGGGTCTTGAGCCTGTTGTTGTGACTGCTGTTGAGCTTGTTTCTGTTGGTTAGCTTGGCTCAATTGCGCTCCAGCTTTAGCCAACAACTTAGATAAAGTCATTTCTATCTCTTCAGGTAGCTCTTTATCGGGAGGAGGTAGCTGTGTTCCAAGTTGTTCCTCTATATTCTTACGGTACTGGAACCCTAGATGCTCAAACAGATGCGCTTGTAGCGCCGCCATAATAGTTTGACCCTGCGGGTTCTGACCGATCATCTGCGCTACCATCGGGTCTTGCATAAACGATTGGTGTGTAGCGATGTGTGCTTCGTGGTCTTGATGTATAAACGCCTTTATAGGTGTACCTGTTAACGCGTTCATGTTCTCACTGACCGGATCAATTGGCTTTAGATCATCCTCAACAGGTACTAACTTATCGGCGTTTTTAACACCTAATACCTCGATCATCTGCCTGTGTAACTGGGGTAGGTCATAAATCTGTGGGGCTGACTGACTCATCTGAAGTACAGCTTGGTACTGAACCACACGCTGGGCCATCGTAGAGCTATTCGGGTCACTGACGGGGATAACTTCCACCATCATATAGTCAGATACTCGTGCACTAACTTCACCCCGTTCAGGGATATAGTCGTACTCAGTCGCTGCGTACTCTGACATGATCTGCTTAAGTAGTTTAAACTCTTGCTTCATGGCGTAGTGGACACGAGCCTGTACCGCAGCCATTGGCTTTAAGGTACGTTCTAACAAGGCCAGCGTTGTCCCTACAGGAGCGTTTGCTGACATATCAGAGATGTTCATATCACTGATAGCGCCTAATCTCTTACCCTCAGTTGTTATCTGGTTAAGTAGGGCTAACAGAGTTTGACTTGGCTCCTTATAAGGGAGCGGCATAATATTGTCACGGATGCTACCAGACGGCACATCTACGTCTTTCCACTCCCCCGGCTCAATGGGCGTATCGTCGCCCTTGATGCGTAGACCTCTAGACTTCAGACCTCCGGGTAAGTTAGACAGCGTACCTGCGTCTACTAACTGACGTATGATAGACGTACCCGCTTTAGCGTAGCCACCAATGATGTGGATCAGCCCGAGTCCATAAAATCCAAACCCCGGTACATAGACATAATGGACAAAGTGATTCCGCTTCAACATCAAGGAATCTTCTTCACTCCAGTTCCTACGAATAGCTAGAACCTTACTAGTGCCACGCTCAATAGTTACCACGTACGGCTTGGCTATCTCTTCGTCATCCTCGTCAACGCCGGGGATAATAAGGTCTGCATGTATCTCGTAGATAGCGTAGCGGTCATCATCAGTGATGGAGTACCCACCTTCCTCTGCTTTACGCTTCTCTATATCGGTATGGAACGGTTGCGGATCACCTAAGTCTACCTCTCGATAGAACCCCATCATCTGGAGTTTCTTAAGCTCGTTCTTAGTCTTCCGCATGATGTGCGTAACGCGTTCTGCGGTCTCAATGTGAGACGCACCGTAAGGTACAATCACGTCTTCTGCGGGTATGTATATGGCTACTTGACGACCTAAACTCGGATCGTAATAGACCTTCTTGAACGCAGACCCCGCCAGCCCTAGGCTGTAGAGCATCCGCTCATGCTCGGGACGGTACTCGACCATCCGCTCGGTCAACTCGTAGTTCATGTCAGCCTTTACCCGCTCGGCGGCTTCGGCTTTTTCTGGTGTTTCTTCGCCTAATATCTTTACACGTACTGGGCCAGCCGCTGGGAAAGTCTCACTCATTGTTTCTGCTTGGAACCGTATCGCTGCTTCTGCTAGTACCGTTGAGTACACACCACAAGCACCTTCCCAAGGCTCGGTGCGCTCTTCGTACTTGAACCCTAGTACATCTAACCCTTTAACAAAGGTATCTGCCCAATCCTTACGACTGTCAGTGTCAGTATCTACGTGCCCTATAAGCTCATCGGCTAGTTCTTCTAGCTCACCATCGTCTAGAGCTTCTGCAAGGTTTCCGTCAAACGGCATCATATCCGCTTCTGCAACTTCTGCGATAAGCGTAATTTCTACGCTACCATCGGGTAGGAATACCTCGTCTGCCGCGTCTAGACCTTCGCTCTCCATGATGTCCATGCCTAGCTCTTCTTGGTCTTCTCGCTCTAGCTCTTCATCTATACCTAACGGTGCAGCGTATAGTCCTTTCTCGATTGCCATAGTCTATGCTCTCAATAATATCGGTTTGGTCGGTTGCCTTTAAAGTACTTAATATCTTCTGGCTCGTCACTAGGTAGGCGTATGAACCCCCCGTTCCTGAACCGCATCAAGGCCATGACAGTCGCGTCCACTAAATCATCGTGTGAGGCAAAAGGGAATCCCGCAATCTCTTCGATCACTTCCTCTGCCCAACGTGTCTGTGGCATCCAGCATAGTCCCGATGCTACTATATCAGCAACAGAATTCAAACGCGCTAACTTGTCACCCGAACCCCTATGGGGCGTAAACTCTTGCACAGGTAGCCCCATACGGCGCATTTCTTGGTATAACGCTACGCCAGAGCTTTTCTTCTCTACGATAAACGAATCTGGTTCCCACTCCTCATACTCCTCCATTGCCAAGTCTTTTAGCTCTGGAAACTCCAACCGCTTTTTAATGCTGTTGAGTAAGATGATGTGGTAAGCATCTGCGCTCTCATTGAAGAAGACCCCCCATGTCGTTAGTGCGGTATAGTCGGCTCGATTGTGCTTCTCCGCTGCGGAGTCAAGCGACATGATAATGTACTCACACTCAGGGGGGTCTTCCTCTTCCCATATATTCCACCACTCACGTTTAACGAGTGCGGCTTCTTCTGCTGTTGGTTGCTGCTGATACTGGGCATTCCACTGGAATACCGGCATTGACGCTTTAGTTCGTAGGAGTGCCTCAAGGTCAAAGAATTCAGGCCATAACGGTTTCTGGATAGGTTCTCCAGTTTTCTTATCGTCCACATCAAGTATCGCGGGGAACTCAACCACCTCAAAGTTGTCAGCCCTGTCGTTCTGGGACATGTCCTTGACT